GACGGCATAGCTACGCGCGTGGGAACGCTGGAAGTGACTGCTGACAGCATAACGCAGCGTGTCAGTGCAGTGGAAACCACGGCCAGCGGCAACAGTACGAAGATAGCCACACTACAAACCACCGTGGACGGAATCAGTGCCACCGTCAGCAGCCACACAGAAGAAATAGACGAACTTAGCGGCAGCGTGTCTTCAGTGACAGAAAGAACCGCTTCACTGGAAGTTAGCGTAGAGGGGATAACCGGGCGCGTGTCTTCACTGGAAACAACATCTAAAAGTCATACGCAGACCATCAGCACACTGTCACAAAGTCTTAGCAGCATATCGGCCACGGTGGAAACCAATAGTGACAACATAGACGGCATAGCTACGCGCGTGGGAACGCTGGAAGTGACCGCTGGCAATGTAACTTCTGACGTTAGCACACTGAAGACCACTGCCAGAACCCACACTTCACAAATAAGCAGCCTGCAACAGACGGCAACGGGAATCAGCAGCCGTGTGACGACCATAGAAAATGACTATGCCACTGGCACACAGCTGACACAGACAGCCAGCAGCATTAGCGCGAAAATAAGCAAAGTGCTGGATAATCAAGGCGGCAGAAATCTGTTAGCGTCTTCACTGATTAACGAAACGTCTACGCTGTACGGCTTTGCCAAGCGCGCCGTGAGGCTGACAGCTGGGCAGCAGTACACACTTTCTGTCAGTGGCGTGGTGCCATACATGGCATACTATTATAATATGTGCCTGCGTGTGTTTATCTACCGTTATGCCGTTGAGGCTGACTGCCAGGCCGGAAACGCGCAGGACGTAGGCGACTGGTGCAGCCCGTCGTATTCCGTAGAAATAAACTACAACAGCGGCAACGCGCAGACCAAAAGCGTAACATTCACGGCTGACAAGACGGCCATGTATGAGATAATGGCCTTTCTGTCCTACAAGGGCGGCAGCGGCAGCGCAGGAACGCGCAGTTACGGCGTGACCGTGAACTGGTACAAGCTGGAGAAAGGCGACACGGCAACGCCATGGGTGCCGGGCGTAGAAGACCAGCTGCTTTGGAAAAACTACATAGCAAACCCACGGGCCATAGACGCGCGTTTTGACAGCTACACGGAAAACGACGAACAGAAAACACACTGCGTAGCCATGCAGTACAGCAACGAAGACCCGACCTTTGGGGCATACGTGCGCATCACGCATGACACTAACGCCGACTGGCAGCTGTTTCATACTGCCAGCGACGGCTACGCCTCTTTGATAGGGAAGACGGCCACTTTCTTTGTGATATGCCGCTGCGTGAACGGCTACGGAATACAAGAGGGCAGCAGCCGCAGGCAGCTAAGATTTGGTGGCGGTGACGAAAACGTTAATGCAGTAGACACCACCACGGCAGACTTCACGGATTTAGGCAACGGCTGGCGAAAGTATTATGCCACGCGGCAGATAGTGAAAGGACTTATGGCCACCACCAGCGGCACGGACAGCAAAACCATAGGTATAAACTGCGTTATGGGAACGTGGGATATATGGGCCGTGGGCGTGGTGCCGGGCGGCGTTTGCCCGTCAGTGCAAGACATCATGCAGCAGTGTGGGCTACTGGCCACTGGCATAGACATTCAGAACGGCGAAGTGACCGTGACCAGCAATAATTTCAGAGTGCAGAACGAAGCAGGCCAAACGGCCATGCTGATAGAAGACGGCTACGTGAACATGGCCGTGCTGAATGTGAAGCAGATAGTGGCCGACGGAATCAAAGCACAGACCATAGACGCACAGCAGGCCACTTTTAAGAATCTGAAAGTTACTGGCGACAGCACCTTTGAGGGAACAATAAAGGCCACAGCCGGACAGATAGGCGGCTTCAGTATAGGCACCGGGCGCATAGGCAGTACGGCCACCAGCAGCGGCAACGGTGGCGGGCTGGCCATCTATGACAACTTCTTTAGGGTGGGTGACAGCGTCAGCTATGCCATGCTGGGAAACGACGTAATACCGGCTACCGTAGGCGGTGCATTTAACGCAGTGGGCCGTATCGTGAACAATAAAGTGAACACGTCGGCCAGCTACGGCTTTGACGTGGCCAATTACGGGCTGTTTATAAGCGTGAGCGGTGGCACGAAGAACTACGCTATAAGCGCAAACGCCGCTATTCGTGCCACGGCAGTATATGGCACAGAGTGTAAGCGTATCGTTTTCACTGGTGGCAGCTACACCATAGACTTGAGCCAGCACACTGTCTTTCTGCTGTACGCTACCAGCAGCAGCATCGTGACGCTACCGACTGAAGCCAGCATAGCTTCAAAGTTTGGACTAAATAATCTACCGACATACTTCTGCTATGTCTTCACGGTGATAGCTGAAACTGGAACCAGCACTATAAAGCTAAATTCAGTGTTCGACAACAATGACGGCGAAGAAACAGAATACGGCATGGAGCAAGGCGACGTGCTTATGATAGCCGTAATGAAATATCCGAAATTCAGATACAAACTATTATCAAGCTACAGATAACATGAAAGTAATTTATAACAACATTATTCCATTCAAAGGCTACAAAGCCATTATGCTGTTTGGCCTGCTGTTTGTGCGCAAAGGCTTCAGCATGAAAGAAAAAGACATGAACCATGAGGCCATTCACGTAGCACAAATGAAAGAACTGCTTTACGTGGGCTTCTATGTGCTGTACGTGCTGGAATGGCTGCTGAAGCTACTGTATTACTGGAACTGTCACAAAGCCTATAGGGCCATCAGCTTTGAGCGCGAGGCATACGGCTGGGAATACAGCCGCTACTACCTGCAAGAACGCAGGCACTACGCATGGACTAAATACATCATCAAAAAAAAGAAAACAATATGAAGAAAATCAATTTTAAGCAGTTTACCATGCCGGACGGCGTGGCAGGCAAAAAGAAAATCACTGGCGACGTAAGCGAATCATTTGCTGACGCCATCTATAACAATGTGCCGGGCATAGCCGCTAAAGTGCTGGCAGAAAAAATCTACAAGTCTGACGGCCCGACAGAGTACGACGACAAGGAAATAAAAACCATGCGCGCCGCTGCTGTTGAACTGTGTACGCCGCGCTTCATAGACGGACTGGAAGCACAGCTGGCAGACGTTGAGGCTGACACCAAGGGGGCAGAAACGGCAGAATAATAATATATAGATACCAAAGGGCAAAGAAGCCATGACAGCAGCAGAGAAACAACAAATAGTAAACGAAGTGCTGGCGGCACTGCGAGGGCAGGCCGACAGTGTGCCGGAACTGCGTGTAGTGGATTCACTGGACGGCGTGGGCAGTCTGCCCGGCTATGTAGGCACTGAAATGGTAGTAGTGCCAATAGAAAAGCTGGCAGAACCAGCAAAGACCGCTGCCACCGACGCTAACAACGCGGCAGCAGAAGCCCGGACGGCAGCACGAACCAGCAGCACGACGCTGGCCAACGCACAGCAGGCACTATCAGAGGCACAGCAGGCCACACAGCAGGCCGCAGAAGCAAAGCAGACGGCAGACACGGCAGCAGACACCGTGAACGCAGCCGTGACAGCGGCACAGACAGCCACCAACAACGCTGACAATGCCACACACGAAGCTACGCAGGCCAAAGAAGCTGCTGTAGCCGCTACCGGGGAAGCGCAGGCCGTAGGCTTTGAGGCTGGAAAGAGTGCTGAAGCTGCCACTGAAGCCGCGCTTAGTGCGCTGCAAGTGACTGAAGACTGCAAGCAGGCTATAACAGAAATCACATGGCAGGCTGACACGGCCATGAAGAAAACAGCTGCCAACGCAGAAAGCCAGCTACAGACCGCCGGAGCAAGCGCGCGCGCCGCTGCTGCTGAAGCCAGCAGTGCCACCACTGAAGCCGTGGGCCGTGCCGACGCTGCCACACTGGAAGCAAAGCAGGCCGCGCAGCAGGCCACCGAAGCCACCGAAACCACCGAAGCAGCCACAACACGGGCCACCACGGCAGCGCAGGCCGCTGAAAACGCAGCCGCGCAGGTGCATGACATCAAAGGCGAGGCAGAGGCAGCGACACAGACGGCACAGCAGGCCGTGGCAGACGTGACGCAAAAGCTGGCAGACGCAGACGTGAAGCTACAGCGCATGGAAGCGGCCACACAGCAGGCCACCGAAGCCACCACGGCCACGCAGACGGCCACCAGCGAATTTGTGCGGCGCGCTGAAGAACAGCTGGCCGCTGCCATAGCAGAGAACAGCAGCGAAACGCAGACGGCCATAGAGAACATGGAGCGAACCGGGAACGCACAAACGGCAGAAGCCGTAGAGCGCGTGAACACGGCCAGGCAGCAGACAGAAGCCGCTACGGCTGCATGTGTTGAGGCTACAAACGACGCAAACCATCCGCCATATTTTGACAAATACGACGGCTTTTGGAGAATATGGAACGCAGAAGAAAACCGCTATGAAGTCACCAACATATCGGCCATGATACCGACGACTTTCCCGTACTTCGACGTAGACCCGGCGACCATGGCCGTGTATGTGGAGAGTGCCGCCAGTGACGCAGGCCGCTACGAAATGGCAGAAGACGGCGGGCTATACGTGAACTTTTAGTAAACCACTTAAATATTTAAGCACATGAGAATTTTAATAGGATTTGCAGGCATTAGGCTTTGCGGAAAATTCGACAGTACGCGCGGCTACTACGTGAATCAAGCCGTGCAAGACGACTACGGAAACTGGTGGGTATCGAAGACCGGGCAGAAGACGGCAGAGAAAGACGAGCCGAACCGCGCGCTGCTGCCTACCATCGTGAACGGTGAGCAGACACCATCAAACGACTGGCAGCTGGGCGTGGACATGCAGACGGGCGTACTGAAGCCGACGGCGCAGGCCGTGGCAGAGTGTGAAGCAGCCACGCAGGCCGCTAATGAGGCAGCAGAACGCGCGAACCACAACGCGCAAGTAATCACTGGCACCGTGGCAGAGATAGCCGCCAAAGTGACCAACGAACTTCAGACGCTACAGCTGGCCAGCTTTGGCATACGCTGGAGCATGGACGACACCGTGAAGACCATAGAGATAGTGGGCAACACGGCACTGTATGAGAAATTCAAAACGTGGGTAGAAACCAGCGGCAAGCCGTGCGAGATTAAGAAAGACTTCACGGATTTTGCCTATCTGAAGAACACGGCAGGCGTGGCCAGTAACGAGAACTGGCAGAAGCGCGACGACGGCACGAACAGCCACTATGCCACGGCTGACAAGAACGACTACTTGCAGCTGGTGGAACTGCAAAATATCAATATCGCGCCATTCGTGAACCTCTTAGACCGCACAATGACCGTCTATTTCAACTTAGACAAAGAATGTCCTAACGGCTTCTACCGCTGGTTTAAGAACGCGAACAAGTGCATGGGCCGCTACGACTTGACGTTTAACGAAGACGGCAGCACTTTGGACTGTGCCGCTGGCAACAGTCAGCCCACTGACACTTTCAGCGCAAACAACATTCACAGCATGACCGTAGCCACAAACGCAAATCTGCTGAACTGGACGGCATGGGAGATTATTGTGTTTGGCTGGCTGCAAGTGGCCTACTACAAGTCATTCGACGTGGCCACAAAGCGTGGCGGGCAGATGAACAGCGGCAGCGAATCGGCTGCAAGAAACTGGGTGGCTGGAACCACGGACACGCTGACTGAAGCATGTGGAGCCGTGGGCGGTGGCCACAGATTCATGTACTGTGAAAACGCCATAGACGGCAAGCAGTGGCTTTGGGGCGCAGGCTGGAAATTCACAGCAAACGGAAAAGCCAAAATGACCATGGACGACGTAAAGGCCAACGCCGCCGTAACCGTCAGCGACGCTAACGCCGAAATAGAAGTAGACTTCTTGCAAGTTGAGGCTGACGGCTGGCAATATCCGAAAAATATCGGCTTCTTTGGCATGGCAGAGGAATTAGGCGGCAGCAGTAGTAGCGGCATAACGGACGGCCAGTATTTACATACTGGTGGCGGTACTGTCTTCTACGCTGGTGGGGCCTCGGGCTACGGCGCGAATTGTGGCGTGTTTGCTCGGACTGCGGGCGTTTCTGCTGGGTACGCGGGCTGGGCCCGACGCGGGCGGTGTGCTTTGAACAGATGAAAGTAGATGAACGCCGTAGGCGGCGAAGCCAAGATGAAAAGATGAACGGCGACCCGGTTTGCATGGCCGGGCGCGCCGTCTGTCTTCTGACGAAGAGTTAGCAGCGCGTGGCTTGATACGCGCACGGGCCAAATTCCGGCCCGCTGGTGGGAACTCGAACAACGGCGCGAATTGTGGCGTGTTTGCTCGGAATGCGAACAATTCTGCTGGGAACGCGAACTGGAACCAACGCGGGCGGTGAACTAATGGCCAGCTGTTATGTCACACAGCCGGAAATATGTATCAAAATAGAAGCACGGAATTTGGAACGGTGCCAAAGGTTGCACAATCAAATTAGGCACTTAACGACAGCAAGTAGGCAAACGCGCGGCAGTAGGCTGGCAAAGGCTGGCAGGACGGCGCGGGAATAAGTCCGAACGAAGAAATGGTGCCGCCAATTAGCAAAGCATTAAAAATGACAAAGAAAGTGGGCATGGTGCGGAAGAAATTTCTGACACGCGAAAGAATACTGCTAATAGTGGAGTATCTGAATAGGCCCGAAAAGCAAAAGGAATGGACTAACGAGATACGCGCCGCATGGCACGAATGGTTAGCTGATTTAGAAGAAAACGTGACGCGGCTTTACTACCAGCTACGCTATATGGTATGGAAGCCGCGCGCGTTTATTATCTTCGACAAGAAAGAGAACAACAAACACAGAATCATATATGCCAGCAAGCCAGAAGAACTTATAGTAGACGTGCTGTATTTTGACTGTCTTCAGTATGTGTTTATGGAAAAGAAGCACATTATAGCCGGAAACTGCTACGGCAGCATAAAGGGTAAAGGACAGCACGAAATGCGGCGTGAAATCATAAGGAAAGTACGGCACCGTAGCGACTTATTCGTAGGAACTGGCGACACGGCCAAATTCTACCCTACGACGAATCACGAAGTGCTGCTGAAGACGCTGGCCGCGCACATCAAAGACAAGTGGCTGCTTTGGCTGTCAGAAGTGAATCTGAAGCGCGTGGGAAACGTGGGCATGGCTTTAGGACTGCCAAGCAGCAATATATTGGGCCACGTCTACCATTCGGCACTTGACTGGCTTCTGCTGCTGACGTACAAGGTGCGCCGCTACTACCGCTTTTGTGACGACAAATACATGATTCATAAAGACGCGAACTATTTACACACGGCTATGCGCGCTTTGCGTGACCATGTGGAAAACGACATGAAGCAGACGCTAAAGAGAAACTGGCGCGTGCTGAACGTGGAGAAAGAACGCTTTGAGTGTTTGGGTGCCATGATAAACAGCCGCCGGGCATGGCTACGACGTGTCAGCAGACGCAGAGTAGAAGCCATGATGAAAAAGCGCATACGTGAGGGCTGGAACCCGGAAGCCGCGCTGCAAAGCTGGGCGGGCGTGACGGGAAGCCTACGGGATTTGGACGTGTCAAACCTAATAAGCTACTGGAAGCGTAACTACACAGAATTTTTCGACATGCTGGCCGTGGGCCGTGCCGAAGTAAGACGCAGGCAGCGGCGAAAGAACAGACACAGAAAGCTGGAAAAGATACTGAAAACCGCGCCTGACATGCGCAGTGAAGAAAACAAAATCAAATATCCGCTACATGGACTTATCGACACCGAGGGGGCAAAAGCTGCTAAAGCACCAGTATTTAGGAAAGCGCGCCTACTGCGCGGAACTGCTATACAAGCCGCTGCTGATTTGCCATTTTGAGATAGTGGCCAGCCAGCAGAACGCCGGAAAGCAAATGCTGGTGGCGCAAGTGTACTACTTGAACGACGGCGCGATAGAGGCGCGGCCACTTATGGCAGAGGGCTACAAGCTGCTGGCGACCATCAAAGGCACAGAAGACCAGCTGCCACACTATACAAAAATAATCAGAAAGCGCGACGGGTACTATTACTTTGCCGCGCTGAACGAAAAAGAGAAAGAACCACTTAAAATAATAGAACATGAACTACAAGAAAGACGAAGCCAGCAGCCGCCAGCCGGACGTGCAGACGGTGGCCACGCGCAACGGTAAGACCGTGAAGCGCGTCTATTTCAATCAGACAGAGCGCGAGGAACCCGGCGAGGCCGGAGAGGGTGAGGAACCACAGCCGCGCATAGTGTATATGGCCGACTACATAGAACTGGAAACCGACGAAACGGACGCGCGGGCCATAGCGCGCCAGTTTATGCAGCAGGCTATTAACGACTACGACACCAGCGAGGCCGTGAACCAGTTTAACTTCAATGTTGAGGCCAGCGGCATAACTATTCCCTACTGGCTGCCAGTGGCAAAGCGCACACAGATACGCGAAAGCGTGACAGCATGGAAAAGCGCGAAGAAAGGCGCATACAAGCTGGACGTGCGCGAATATGATATGTCGCCGGAAATAGACTGTGCAAAGCTGCTGGCCATGCTGCAAGAGCTGGAAGTGTACGCCGTGAAGTGCTACAACACCACCAGCAGCCATCTACGCGCCATAGACGACTTAACTATGAGCGTGGAAGAAATTCTTAACTACGACTTCACGGCAGGCTACCCGGAAAAGCTAACATTCACAATCTAACGGAGAAATGAAAAAAATCGTCAGAGGCAACGCCCAATATATAAACGTGCAGGTGGCGGACACGACAAAGGCCGTGTGCGACATGGCAGAAATACGCCTGCGTATGACTACCAGCACGGGCGGCGGCTATGACGTGCCAGTAGTGGCGACAGACGACGACGCTAACGACGTGACGGGAATAGTGCCGCCGTCTGTCTGCTGCGGCTGCTACGGCATAGAACTGACGGCAAAGCTGGGCGACCTACCTATAAGGCTGGCACAAGAAGACTGCATAGAAGTAGTGAACTGGCAGGCTGACGCAGACGGCGAAGACGAGGCCGAAGACATGGTGAACTTTACGCTGGGCGTGAAGACCGTGGAATGGCCGAACTTTGCCATAGACCCGGAAACAATGGGGCTGACAGTGGACGGCATGGCAGAAAACTTTGAACTGACAGAAGACGGCCAGCTGATTTATAAAAGCTAAGAAGTTATGAACGGGATAATAGTAAACAGCGAACACATTCGCGCTATAGTGACTGGCTTTCTTGCACCAGTGTTTGCGGCTATCATGCCGACAAACAAATTTGTGGTGGCACTGATACTGGTAGCCTCTTTCAATATATGGGCAGGCATGAGGGCCGACGGCGTGGTAATATTCCGCTGTAAGAAATTCAGCATGAAAAAACTGCGTGGCGCGCTGGTAGAACTGATTCTGTATATAGTCATACTTTGGCTGATTCACGGCGTAGTATGGCTATGCGGCGACGGAACGGCAGCTGTGTATGCCACAAAGGTACTGACGTATGTCATTATGTACGTGTATTTGCAGAACGCTTTCAAGAACTTAGTAATAGCCTATCCACGTAACAAGGGGCTTTGGGTAATCTACTTAGTCATTAGGCTGGAACTGAAGCGGCTTATGCCGGAACACATCACAGAACTGATAGAACGGTACGACCAAAAACACAAAGGAGAAAATGCAGAAGAATAAAGCTGTAATCATATTAGGCACGGCGCATTTGGCCACGACACCGGGCAAATGCAGCCCGGACGGCAGGCTGAAAGAATATGCCTACAGCCGGGAACTGGTGGCAGACGTGAAAGAAAAACTGGAAGCCTACGGCTATCATGTCATGGTAGACTATGAAGATATGACACCGTGTAAGGACATGCAGGCTACTACGGCCAAAGGCCAGCAGCAGCGCGAACTGGAATATAGGGTAAAGTTTGTAAATGCTGCCTGCAAGCTATTCAAGGCGCAGAACTGCATTTATGTGTCTATCCATGTCAATGCAGCCGGAGCAGCAGGCCAGTGGCTTAAAGCGCGCGGCTGGAGTGCCTACACAAGTGTAGGGAAGACAAAAGCCGACATGCTGGCTGAATGTCTGTACGCTGCTGCTGAAGCGAATCTGAAGCCATACGCTGCCACATTCCCGGCCACGGAAAAGGTGCAGAAGCCTATCCGGCGTGACATGACAGACGGTGACAACGACATAGAAGCCGGGCTGTATGTGCTACGGCACACGAACTGCCCGGCAGTGCTGACAGAAAACTTATTCCAAGACAATAAAGAAGACGTGGACTTTCTGCTTTCCGACACTGGCAGGCACGTACTGGCCCGGCTTCACGTTGAGGGAATAATAAAATACATCGAAAGCGCATGAAGAAAGCCACATACATACTACTGGCCGCGCTGCTGCTGGCAGGCTGTGCCAGTAAGAAACACGCCGTGAAGACTGAAAGCGGCACGTCTGCCAGTGTTGAGGCTACCAGCTACCAGCAGACTGACAGCGTAGGGAATCAGCAGACGACCACACAGACCATGGAACTGAAGACAGACAGCACCACGGAAACGCTGACGTTTGAACTGACGGACAGCGGAAGCGTAGAAATAGCCGCTGACGGCAAAATAAACGCAAAGGGTGTAAAGTTATTCACAAGACAAAAGAAAAGCCACCAGCGGGCCGCAAAGGCGGCAAAAACGGAAGAATTAGCAAGTTTGGACTATCACACAAACACAAACGAGGCAATAAACGCCCGGCAAAACCACTGGCAGAAGACAGACAGCTTAGACCGGGAGCCAGTGACCGCCGGAGCCACGGCAAAGAACTGGCTGCTGAATCTGCTGGCCATAGTGGGAGTGATAGCAGGCGCGCTTTATGGGCTTAGACATTTACTGAAATCTTTTATTCATACGAATTAAGTTTAAATTTCTTTTCTGTCTGCTGGCTGGCATGTGAATGTCGGCCAGCTGCTTTATATATACTTTGCAAATTTTGCAGGCTAAAAGTATATACTTTGTGGAAAAGTTAGTAACTTTGTGCTAACTGATAGAACGAAGACATGGAAAGAAGAAAGAAATCACAAAACGGCAGCAGTCAGAAAGCGTGTCTGTTTAAGATAGACAACGAACTGCTGGGCTGGCTGGATAAGCAAAAGAACAAAGGCCGCTATATAAATGAACTGATACGGCGCGACATGCAGGCCAGTGACGGCGACGGCTACGCTGCTGCTGTTGAGGCTGAAACGCGGCGGCAGAATGTATCAGAAGAAATAGACGCTGAAGCTGTCATGCAGGAATTTCAGCGCGGCCAGCGGCAGAACCCGGACACGGTGCAGCTTTGGAAGCACAAAGACGCTGACAGATACGACGCGCTTTTCTTGCATGACGTGAAAGCTGTGCTGGCAGTAGTGAAGACGGCGCGCATCACGGTAGCAGAGGCAGAGGGCATGAAGTTAGAGGGCTGTGTAATGACGTATATAAAAGCCGCTGACATAGAACCGCTGAAAGCTGCTGGCGTGGCCGTGGCCGTGAAAGAATATACCTACCAAACAAAAGAATAGAAATATGGTAATAGCAAAGTTTGAGAAAGGAGCCGTCTATGTGACTGGCAAAGACGCGAAGCATTTGGAAATCTTCAGATTCAAAGAAGACGTGACACTGGAACGCAGGCCGGACGGCTTCTGTATGAATGGCCAGCGTGTAGACATACGGCAGTATTGTGTGCGCTGTCCGAAAGACGAGGCTACAAAGATACTGGCACGAATGGCAGCAGCCGGACGCATAGAAGTTAGGCCAGTGAGTAACGGAAATATTAACAAGAAATAGATATGAACACGAAAGAACTACTGGAAGCCGCGCTAAAGCAGGCTGAAAAGAACGGGGAAACTATGCTGGTGCTTCACTGGAACGCCGGAGAGTGCCAGCACATGCAGACTGGCGACCC